TATATAATTTATTATTTACAGTATAGAATTATTTTTTATTGAGCCAATCTTTATACTGACGAAGAATCTCTGTATACAGCTGCTCATCAGACATTTTATTCATGTCTTTTACTGCTGTAAAACCGGTGTTGTCATGTTTTCTACCTTTCATACCATCAAGAGATTTTAAATAGTCAAAATCTTCATCTCCAATTCCTATGAACTGCACGAAGATGTTGTACTCTGAAAGCTCTTTAATAACTGCATTGGTGGCAAAAGTATCACTGTTCTCACCATCTGTAATAAAGATGATAAATGCTGGAATCTCACTTGGCTCGATATCTTTATAATATGTAACCATTTCTTTCAATACAGGAGCATAATTAGTACCACCCATATACATATGAGCTTTTTTCATAACATTTTTAACATAACTACTATAATTATCAGCGTTAGCAGCTTTTAAGCGCTCTGCTCCATTTGAGAACAGCCAACTCTCAAGTTCTCCATTATCGTCAAATCTCAGAGCAATAGGCAACAAACGAGAAATGGTTTCCTGTACAGATCCATTATCATACAGCCAATCCATACTTCCTGAATAATCCATTGCAAGAGCTACTCTAGCCGTATGTTTTGTCATATCAATCTTGCTTCCCTTAGACATATCAATAAGTACTTTGCCAAGATTTTCATTGTGCTTAGACATATCAATTGTCTGTAATTTTTCTTCATATACAGGTTGCTGAGTTACAGCAGAAGATAACTCTACTGCTGTTTCCTCATCTTTTTTTCCGAATAATTTTCCCAAAAATCCCATTTTAGTTACTTCCTTTCTTACAAATTGCTTTTCTAATCCAATCTACAGGCACAACCATAAATGCTGTCACTAAGACTATAATCCACTGTTTAACATCCATTGGAGTTGTCTGTACTAGATTTCCTACAAAGTTACACAAAACTACAGTCATTGCAAAAATACCCAATGCGATATACACAAATAATTTGTTATTTTTAATTCCTTTGAAAAGATTCATACTATCTGTTCTAATAGTGAATCCATTAAATACTGCCATTAAACACAATAAAGCGAATCTCGCTGTCATAGCCGAAAATTTTGTTGCAAACATATTTCCAACTGGATCAAATGTAATTACACCAAATAAAGCAATAAATACAATTGAACTTAATGCAATTCTCCCTTTCGCTCCACGGATAAATAATCCGGATCCTTTCATGATAGGTTCTTCATTCATATATTCCTCTTTTGGCGGTTCTCCACCAAAGCTTAATGAGTTAAGTGAATCCATGATGATATTTACAATAAGGATCTGAACTGCTGCTAATAGAGCAGAGCCACCAGAAATAATTGGAAATACCATACTTAAGATCAACAATGAAATATTGATAGGTAGCTGGAATTCAAGGAACATCATAATGTTATGCATAAATGTTCTACCAAGTTCGACTGCCTTTACCACACTTGCAAAATTATTGTCTGTCAAAACAATATCTGCTGCTTCTTTTGCTACATCAGATCCATCTTGCATTCCAAAACCTACATCTGCTTTCTTTAATGCGGGAGCATCGTTCACACCGTCACCTGTCATTGCCACAGACATTCCAATTTCTTGTGCTAATGTTACAAGACGAAGTTTCGTATTTGGTGAACATCTGGAAATTATTCTTAACTGTGGAATAATTTCTTTTACTTTTACATCTGACATTGCCTCAAACTCATCATTGGTAACTGCTAAGTCTCCAGGCATATAAATACCAGCTTCCATAGCAACAGCCTTAGCAGTCTCCATGCAATCACCAGTAATTTCAATTACCTGAATTCCAGCTTTGTGAGCAATTTTTACTGCTTCTGGAACTTCATTCCTAACCGGGTCAACAACTCCAATGACTCCAAGGAAATTCATTTCATCAGGGAGAACATCATCAGTCTTATCTGAGATAGTTAATGCGATACATCTCATTGCATTCTCTGTTAATCCCTTAATATGACTTTTCAAAGCTTTTCGTTTTTCTTCTGTTAACTCAGTTACATTGCCATCATTATCGAGATAAGTTTTGCATTTCTCAATCAGTTTTTCTGGCACACCCTTATAAAGAGTAAAATCATTTGCTCCATTGTTTAAAGTTACTGCAGAAAATTTATTCTCGCTACTAAATGGAACACGTTTCTTCATAATAGCTTTATTCTGTATTTTTTGTGCGTCTTCAGGAGAAAGCATATCAAGTACTGCTCGATCAATTGAATTGCCACCAGTGATATCCCCATTAGAATCGAACACTGCACTATTATTCATGCAAATGTTTAAATCAATTAGCTCGTTGAGCGAACTTTCCTTATTAAAAATATCCTGACAGTTACCGTTAATCATAACTGTAGAAGTCATTTCACCTGTTGTGAGAGTTCCTGTCTTATCCGTACAAATTAAATTAACATATGCCAATTCAGGAATTTTACCAGTATTTTTCGCAAGAATATTGAATTTTTCCATTGTCGATACATTCTGTTTAGTTACAAGTTTTACAATGAGTGGCAGACCTTCCGGTACAGCCGCAACAATAATTGTTAATGCATTTGAGGTATTCTGTGCTACTTTCTGAATATTTTCAAGAATGTTTCCTGAGAAATACTGACTTAAACTTCCAGCATTTAAGATACCTGTAATTGTCATAATTACAAATGCTAATGCTGCCGCAATTGTTCCCCATTTTGAAATAAAATCACACAAATGATCCAGAGCAATATCAAGAGCTGTCTTAGGAGGCTCTAAAGTCTGCATTTTGACAAGGGTATCACCGTTAACTGTATTAACACCAACATCTGTAACAATCATTTTTCCTTCACCAGACATAATAACTGTTCCTGCAAAGAGCGAACACTGATCCGTATATGCAGCAGTAGATGTTGTTTTAACATGCTTATAATTAGCACTAGGAATTTTTCTACATTCTTTTGTCTCTCCATTGATAGCGGCATTATTAACAGAAATTTCTCCTTCAACAATAAAACCATCTGCGAAAATCTCTTGTCCAGTTCTCAATAGAACTAAATCACCTACTACCAGATCATCTTTATTAATTGTCTGTACGCTTCCATCTCGGACAACATCACAATATCTAACTGCCGTTTTTGCTCTTAACTCTGCTGCAGATTTCTGTATACCTAGACCTGTCTTAACAGCAATTTCAGTAACAATAGCTAAAACTACTATAATCATTACAGGTTCAGAAAGAGACATTACTCCCATAGCTCCTAAAACTAACTGGAATAAAGCAATTATTATTAGAATCATAGTAATTGGTTCAGTTAATGCTTCCTTAGCAAAATGATACCATTTTTTCAATTCAGGTTCCGGAAGCTTGTTACTTCCATGTAATCTTCGACTCTCTTCGACCTGTTCATTTGATAAGCCGTTCTTCATTTAAAATTTCCTTTCTATTTCTTCTAGTATTCTGTAAAGCTTTCCCAGCTTTCCAGTGAATCTATATATTATCATTACTACTGCGTACATAAAGGTTGTAAGAAACACTATAAAGACTAATATTCCCATTGATACCAATACAAAGTACACAGTAAGTAATGTAATATTTAACAATTCTGTAATCAACATCATGCCTTAAGCATTGCCTGCAGTTCCTCAATAGACTTTCCGGCAAGCTCCTCATTCTGTTTGCGTTCGATCAGTTCAAGCAACTTCTGATTGTATTCTTTTTTGTCTTTTGCCTGAAGACGCTCTTCAATCTCTTCCTGCTTAAACTTAACAATATATTTTGCAATCTGAATTTTATTTTCCTTAAAGAAGATGGCGTAAAATATTATACAAAGCTTCTAATTTTCCGGTTTCCTCGTATATAGCTTCTACAATTGCAGCTAACACCCCAGCACATATAAAACACAAAATTAGTATTAAAATCAATATCACAATCGCCATAAACAGAAACCCTGCAATATCTCCAAGTATTCCCATATATTACTCCTCTAACATAGCTGTCAGTTCTTCAAGACTCTTGCCTTCCAGAGCTTCGTTCTGCTTTCTCTCAATGATTCTCATAATCTTCTGATTGCGCTCTTTCTTATCTTTTGCAGCTAATCTCTCTGCAGCTTCTGTCTGTTTTACCTGTACAATGAATTTCACAATCTGAATTTTATTTTCCAGCGCCTGATCCGCTTCAGATTTAACCTGTAACAGACTTTCTTCATCACTCTGTTTTTTCTCTTTATTCAGCAGTTTAAATACTGAATCCAAATCCTGCAATTTCAGATCCCATAAATCCTCTACTGAAATCATTCCTTTGAACGGGAATCTGTATTTATATCTTGTTGCCGCCTCAAAAATATTTGTAAGTTCCATGTTTTTATTCCTCTCTTTCTATTTGTATAATTAAATTATGTTAAAACTTTACTTTTAATACTCGCTCTGTAGCGCCTTTTACTTTAATAATCAGATCATTTCTCTTTGTAAGTGAAAATCCTACTCCTGAAAGCTGATCATCAACATCTTTTACATGTGCTTTTGATCCAAGCGCTTCAAATACTCTTCGGTGCTGCTCAAGTTCCGGTTTCAAGAATTCATTATAATATCCATTCGGCTCCTCTGGATTAATACAATCTTTTAACATAAAGAATAAATGCTGATGTCCGATTCCCTTCTGTTCATCCCAGTAATTTGGAGAATAACATACTACTGATACCGGAGTAAACTGTAAAGTTTTAATTCCCCATACATCTTTACTGATCATTGCACAATTTCCCGGAAGCTTATCAATTACTTTAAAATTACCATCATGATCAAGTACAACTTCTGCAACCTGCACATTTCCTCTAACAGGCGAATTGTATTCATAAGAATGAATTTCACCATTTACCTCTACCTCAGCCTTAAATCCCTGAGAATTTCTGAATGAATACTGATTAACATAGAATTTATATGTACCAGGTTTCATTCTTTCTTTTGATGGATATGTGATGTTTTCAACTGCTACTCCACCATTTGATTTACATTGATATATTGGATCGGTAATATCAATATCTAATTCACCACCAGTATATCTTGATATTTTATGACTAAAATAAATATGATCTCCGCCTTGTGGTTCGAGGCAATGAGCATCAAGATCTGAATTATCCTTACCGTTTCCATCATTCCATTGAATAGAAAATCTTACAATGCCTGTGACTGAACCACCAGCAGCTTTTACATTTTCTTTGATATCTGAATCTGTAATATTACCGGTATACGCCCAAGACATTCCATTGTTCCATTTGAACATTGTTTTCGCATCAGCAATTTCTGGAGCAATCAAAGATACCATATTTTGAATATGTTTATTCTCCAGGTATACTTCCAGTTCCTTTGCCACTGGCAAAACATTCTTAATAAAATCTTCTGCACTTATTTCCTCTACCTTAGAGAATCGTTTTGGATCAATTGCAACATCCTGTTCCATTTCGTCAAACAAATCCATAGCACCGGTAATTCTCTTTGCTGCATCTTTATTGGAGAAAAGTATATTGTTTACTGTGATATCATCCAAGGTAGCAAATCTTCTCTGTAATGAATCCATATAACCAAGTTCTGTAATAGTCTTCTTTGCATCTTCAAGCATCTTCTTTGTAAAAATTGCCTTTGGACGTTTATAATTTACAGGGGCTACAATCTGCTCATATTTTCTAACGGCAAGGTCAAGATCCATTCCTTCGGAAATATTCACCAGCAATGTTCCTATGCTATGGTTACGAATCTTACCGATAACGGCACCTGCAGAAATTGACTTTTCCCAGATCCAAAGTTCTTTCTGTTCATCCGTAAGCTTTCCATATTCTTTCTGATAATTCTTAAATTCAGTAAGTTGCTTTTTCCATTCGGCACCTTTATATAAAGAATTTTGAGCAATCAGTTCAAGTACAGTATCTACAGCTTCTTTACTAATTTCATCAAGAGAACGTTTAAATACATTACGTACATCTCTGAATTGACTTAAATCACCTTCAAGTGTATGTCCATAACATTCCTTAAAGATACAAATTTCTGGCAGATCTACGAAGAAATGCTCGTATTTATTAATTTTTCCTGTCGGGAGCATTTCTCTATTTTCAGGAGTACCAATTCGTTTCTCTTTTTTGAGGAATACCCCTAATACCGCTTTCTGTTTTACATAGGCATCAAGCGCAGCTGCGACTACATTATATTTATCATCTGATACTGGATTAATTCCCCAAATGGTATGTAACTCACCATTTTTAATAGATACGACGTTACCAACGTCTCTGATAAAATGTCTACAGCAACTACAGTCATATTCTCTTCTTTCTCTGTAAATTTCATTTGTACCTGCCGGAAACGAATCCAGATATAAATTATAAAGCTCCTCGGTATCCACATTTACTGTGAATAATCTTGAAGAATCTTTAGACATCTGCTGTAAATTTTTCTGGATTGCCTTTACAAAATCTTTAAACATATTTTTATCTCCTTATTGTTTAATTAAATTTTTATTTTCACTGATTTTTCTTTTCTTATTCGTGACTGATTCTTTTTGAACAATTCATCAAATACTCTTGGAGTATATTTTTTATCTGGTACAATTTTTTCTATTATTTTAGTAGCATTTCCAGATAAAACACTTGCACACGATTGATGTTTTATCGTGTTTATAATTTGTATTTTATTTTTGGCTTCTCTTCGTCTATCACAAATCTCTTGCAACTTTTTGCATAATTTATATCCTTCTGCCGCAGAAAACTTATGAAATTCAATATAATGCAAAATGTCTGAAATTTGTAAATCAGTATATGAAATAATAGAATTAAGTTCTTTTGAATAATCAGTAATTTCATTCATCTTACTTGAAAATTCATTTATACTACCGATAATTTCACCAACTATATCATCTGTCGTAATTGCTTCAACTCCATTATAATCGGTTTCACAAATTTCATATGGTCCAAATTTTTTTAATACGTCTGGAATATTATTTGCTTGAATTGCCTTAATCTTTTTCTTTTCAATTTCAGGAACCAAGAGTGCATCACCAAGATCAGATACTAATTTGATTCTTCCTGTTGGATCTCTTGCGATGTACTCTCCATTTTTCCCTTTTAAATAGTAACATATCATTGTTCATGCCTTTCTGATTGAGTTAATCTAATTCGTTTTGATAGGTCAACTATATCACCATTATTTGCATTTGTCAATAGTAAAAGTTAATTTAATTCGTTTTTGTATTCTTCTTCACTGATAATAGGAATATTCAACTCAGAAGCTTTCTTATTTTTACTAGATCCACTGTTTTTATCATTGGTAATTAGATAATCAGTTGCCTTTGTAACTCCGGACACAACTTTCCCTCCTTTTGATTCTATATCCGCCACAAGTTCATCCCGGTTAGCAAAAATATGTAACTTCCCAGTGATACAGAATTTCTTTCCGGACAATGAATCGCTTTCAGAAGATATTTTATCATTATTAATTTTCGAAAATATGAACTGTTCTGCCAAAGCAATAACGTAATCATAATTTTCCTTAAAATATCTATGGATAGAAATATTTCGCTCCGTCCCTAATCCTTCAATACAGGTAAAATTAAAATCAGAAGCAGCATCTTTAATAAAAGTTTCAAATGGATAGAGCATTCCTGATTCCCTAGTTCTTATTTCTTCATATCTAGCAATATCCTTTGCAGCTCTACCACCAATTAACGGAATATTTAATCCTACAATAAATTTTTCTATGGTAGTATTCCTGCTAGACTCAATAGAATCTAAAATATTCGCAATTTTCTTTGCTCCCATTCTAGGTAATCTGGACAATTCTGTAGAATGATCCTTCAAATAATACAGATCAATTGGTGATGTCACAAGCCCAGTATCAATCAATAGCTGCAATGTGGCCTCAGATAATCCATTAATATCATGGGCCTTTTTCCCTACAAAATCATTCATCTCACCCAAAAGTTTGCCTTTGCATCCAGCATTCATGCACATCAATACTTCAGAATCGTTCTCTTTCACAACAGACACCGGCTTACCACAAATCGGGCATACTTCAGGGATTTGAATAAATTTTATATTGTTCATTATACATACCTCCAATGGTATTTTAGATTTTTAGTTTTTAATCCGTTACACATTCTTGCAATGGTGTGTTCGCAATCACCTGTATCCATAGACGCTGAACGAATAGACCTGTATGTCTTACCTGTTTCTTCGCATAAAACGCGCTTCCACGATTGATTATTTGTTGTAGATTTTTTAGTACGTTCTATTCTTGTTCCATATTCTGCATTATATTTAGGAGTACACCATTCTAAATTATCAGAACTATTATTCATTTTATTTTCATCTATATGATTTACCTGTGTTTTATGTATAGGATTGTCATTAGTTACAAATGCTGTGGCTACTAAACGATGTATTAATTTGTTTTCAGTTTTTCCATTCTTGCATAAAATAACAAATGGATAATGCTGACTATCTTTAGGTAAATAAATTTTTAATAATCTTTCGCCAGTATTTCTATAACCATTTTTATTTTTTACAATTCTATTCAAACTTTTAACATTACCTAAATTACTTATTTGATAATACCCCTCATATCCTATTATATCTTTCCATATTTCTATTTTTATATTATCCATTTATCATCCACCATTTCTGCTTTTGTAATATATGGAATTACTTGGTTTGCTTTAATTATCCATAATTTTTGTCCAACATAAGGATGCCCCAATTTTTCTTTTAATATAGAAAGATTAAATAAACTAGCTTTTGTTATAATACTTCCTTCTATTTCGATAGGTTCAAATACGGCTATCGGAGAAATAATTCCGGTTTTACCAACTTGCCATTCAATATTAATAAGTGTCGTAATATATTCTTCATTATAAAACTTGTATGCCAGAGAGTGACGTGGATACTTATCTGTGACTCCAAGTGATAATCCATAAGCGATATCATTATATGCAGCAACAAGCCCATCAATTGGATAAGATAAGTATGCTGCCTTTTCCTTTAACAGATTAATAAGCTCTTCAAGATTCTGATTTTCTTTATATACACGAATATAAGGTACAATATCAAATCCAAGTTCTCTTACTTTTTCAAATCTTGCTGACATTAAAGGTAGTTCATCCATACCAGCAGGTACCTTCCACACTATAAAGCGAACATGACGTTTGGCCGCTATCTCACTATCCAACTGCCTCACTGATCCTGAAGCAAGATTTCGCGGGTTCTTATATTTATCTTCTTCATGTTTAATTAAATTATTAATTTTTTCAAAATCTGCATAGGTGATAATAGCTTCTCCTTCAATTTCAACGTGGCCTTTCTGATTAATATGCATAGGAATATTTTCGAACGCCTTTGCATTGTGAGTAATAATTTCTCCTGTGACGCCGTTTCCGCGAGTTTCAGCCTGGATCAGCTCTCCATCTTCATACGTCAAAAGAATTGTCAATCCATCCATCTTACACATTAGCAAAGAATCTTTATCACCAATAAATTTTCGAAGTATATTCACATCTTTAGTTTTATCAAGAGACATCATTAAATGTGAATGCTCAATTTTCTCTAATTTACTTTTTACTTCATATCCAACACTATGGACTGGAGAATTACTTAAAATAACTCCTGTTTCTTTTTCCATTTTTTCCAACTGATCACACAGATCATCATACTGATGATCCGTAACAATACTTTCTGCATTATTATAATAAGCATCTCGGTACTGATTAAGTTTTTCAACCAATGCTTTCATTTCTTCAATCTTGTTCATTTTTTCCTCCTGTATTATGTATAATTAAATCGTCAAAATATCAAAATGTACTGACCAATGATCACACATCATATCAATTGTTGCATCCGCGATATCGTTAACGCACTCGTCATCACATTTGACTGAATCAAACTGAGAAATATCAATATAATGCTCTGCTGTTCCCTCTTCAAAAGTAATAATATTATCATTTACTGTAATATTAACTGGATTCAACTGCATATGAGATATTATTGCAGATTCTTTTTCTCCTACAGAGAAATGTACCGCAACAGTTTTATTGTCATATGCTGCTTTTTCAAACATAATATCGATTTTCTGAGCTACTTTACTTGCATTCTTTACAAATTCTCTAACCATTTTTTTGTTCCTCGTAATAAATTTGATTTTAATGAAAGTTAATTTAACTTGTTACTTTATTTAAACATGGCGACTATATTAAATAGTCACCATATTTTTTAAGAAAATATGAAGGTCTATTAATCTTAATTCCATATTGGTGTTCAATCATAGACCGAGTTTCAACATCATATAAAATCTTGTTTTTATTTGAATTATACTTCCGGATTAATTCATTTGTCATATGAATTTGTCCGGAAATGTTAATTTTTTCAGCAGTCATATATGATACATCTATAGACTTCAATGCTGCTGCTAATGAATTATACATTTGCCTTCCAAGACAATGCGGATCATCTTTTACAATATGAGATCTTTTTATAATGGTTCCATCATCCATGAGTTTGGATTTAGTTCCATATGGATATGTTAATTCCATTGTCATATTACTCTTTTGTGCAGTTAAAATTAATGCTTCACTTACATTTACAACTCTTCCGGAATACAATTTCATTGTATGATTTTCTACGTCGATATCATCAAGTTTTGCTCTAATCGTGTCTTCAAAATCTTTAGACTTGCCATATTCAAAAATGCTCAGAATCATGAATCGATCTCTAGGATTCTTTAATGCTTCGATCCATGTTAAAATCGTGTCTCTTGATACAATCTGATGATTTAACAATGTCTTATTTAATAGTGCTGCCAGCATATCAGGTGTGATAGTTGCATAGATATTTTGTCCATTTAACACTAAATTCTCATTAACACACCAGTCCGTATATTGTGTAAGAGTATTATTTACTACAATAATGGACTCTAATGTTGTAAATTTGAACAACTTATACATTTCTGTAATCTCATTTAAATTAAAGTCACATAAATCCTTTTGATACATATGTTCAAACGGCGCAACTCTCTTAAATCTAGGCACAAGAGGAGTAACGCTTGCAACAGTTTTTAACTTAAATTCGTAAAACCTTTGTTTTCTATCTTCGTTATACATTTACATTCTCTCCTCTAAAAAAGGAATTAATCTTTTCCTTATCCTATTAAAGTTTCTCGAAAAATCATATATTATTTTTTCCTCACGTTCCGCATCATCAATAAGAAAACGCTTATAGTTCTCTATCATTGATATTTTATTTTTTCCATCATAATAATGAAACAAGATCGTAAGAATTATAATTTCTTTCTTTGAATATTCTTTTTCAAGATACTTGTCATCTTCTTCTGTAAGCATATTAAGATCTTCGATAAATTCCTTTGATACTCTAATGATTTCTTTTCGTTGCTCAGGAGAATCACTTTGCCTTTTACTGAAATATAATCTCTTAATACATTCTGCCAGGGTTGTTGAATCAATAAGTCCACCTATTTTTATTTTCCCTTGCAAATTACACATACTGCTTTCATTAATACGCTGGACCACTTTATTTTGAGCTGCATATGAGTTATATGTGTCGCTTAACTGTTTGCTCATTTTAGTTTTCTGGTCATACTGATATATCATACGGCGAGATTTATCAATGTCAAAGTTTGTAATTCTCAGCTCCATTGGATAGTTAAAATTTGGATTTTTACTTCTGGCCTGGAACATTGATACATATCTATGATATCCATCGTTTATATCAAATGCCTCTAAAGAATGAATAATAAGCTGACGTGATTGCTCATCATAATGAAAATCTGCGTATATATCATCTTTCGGGATATTCAAAGTGATTGTATCCGGAACATAAATATGTTCCAACATATCTGCCGTAATTTCTTTTACTGCACTCTTATTCAATGTAATACGATATAGCTCATTATTATCTCGTGTTACTTTAGTCATAGCACGTTGTGTGACAGGATTATAGTTAATTAATCCTGATTCTTGCAGAGCGCAAAATGCATCTACATTTAAAGATCCTATCCATTGATCATCGCTTACCTGAATCATATTGAATACTAACGGGAATTCAATTTTATTTGGTTCTTCGTATCGCATCCCACTATATTTACTTATTTCTCTGTCTGTAAAAAAGTCAGATAACTTTTTGCGATAATCTTTCTTAGTGGCATTTAAAATACTATCTGCAATTACAAAAAGTGTATAATCATTTGCTTCTTCAATACTCTTTCTACTAGATAGAAAATCTGAAAAAATGCCTTTTGGATAATTATATTTCTCATATGCATAATTGTAAATTTCTAGTTCTTCACTCTTATTAATTAAGATATTAAAAAACTTTTTGGATAAATAATCTTCTAAAATACTTCTATCGACATTCATTTTTCTCACCTCTTTCCTCAGATTATATCACGCAAAGTTAATTTTGTCTATATTTTTGATGATAAATTTTTCGACATGAACTCCGTTGCTTCCTTTCTTGAGTTATTTTCTTCAACTGTATAAATACTGGTTGTCTGTATATCCGCATGCCCTACAGCATTTTTCGTAGCAACGATATCTTTTGTCTCCTTATAATATAATGAAGCAAAAGCAGCTCTTAACTTATGCGGAGACACATGTTTACCAATTCCTTTCTCGGCATATTTGACTACCATACAATAGATCGTTTGTGGATCCATACGTTTTCCATTTTTTGATATAAAAAGAGCATCCTCTTTAATCCCCATATTATATAGTATTTTATCTCGATCAAGGATCCAATCTCTTAATACACGTATGGAATCATCATTTAATTGATATACCTGTTCTTTATCTCGCTTGTCGATAATAGTCAAATTGTGAGTCTCAAAATTTAAATCACTTAAGTTAATTTCGCTTAATGCAGTTTTTCTCATGCCGGTAACCATAAATAAATATAATATAGCATAATCTCTTGAATGCCATTCTTTTGGCATGTAAGAATATTTTACGGCACCCAATATTCCATTTAAATCATCCATTGATAAAAACACTCTTTTAATCGAGTCTTTTCTAATAGGCCGGTTTACATTGTCCATCGGATTCCTTTCAATATCTCCTCTCCGATACAAAAAATCAAAAAACCTATTTAATGTGCAACATACCAATTTAGTATATGCCACAGACGACTTTTTAATTTCACCATTACCATCTTTTACGTATTTAATATGCTCCAGATACCTTGCGATATCATCTGCGTCAATTTCGCTTATATCTTCTACATCTATATAATCTAAGAAATGATGAAGTTTTCTGACATAATTTAAACAAGTATTCGGGCTGCGAACAGCCTGAATACTCATATAAAAATCACTCACGCATTGTGGCATATCATTAAGAATTTTCTTAACATTCTTATTTAATTTTAATTCATGCTCCAACCTTCCATTCATAACTTCATTCTCCTCTCTAACATAATTCCAGCTTGTTGATACCATGGCAATATCACACTACAATATTCCTTGACTTTCCATGAATACCACTCTCCAATTCCCATAAACAAAAGTAATCCAATTGCTGAAATAAGTCCTTTGTTCACCACAATACATAATAATAAACATGGCGCTACCCATAACCAATTCGTAGAAAAGTTGCACCATCTTACTAGCCATTTTTCGCTCATACGATCAAAACTCGCAATTTCATCTGGAGTCAAAGAAGTCTGTGGTGGGTTTGCTTTCGCTCTCCTTTTAACAAGTTCTGCTCCTCCGACATTTTTTTCTCCTGGTTTTATATACTTAGTATATTCTTCTGTTATTTTTGATGCTGCTCTTTCTTGTGGTGTCTTTCTTACTTCCGGTATACTCCAAAAAATCATTTCTATTACTTCGATTGGATATTCAGGATATAATATTGCTAAAGAAAATCCATTGTCCATTAAATAATATAGAAAACTTACCATTTTTTCTGATTCTGTAAAATCATCCATTTTATATCTTGGATCATATGGTGCTACAGCTGAAGAATTGTAAATACGTTCCCTATTTTTAAATTCTTCATATCTTTTTTCAATGTCATTAACACAACGCATATAAAATTCTCCAGTAGTAAGCCTTTCTACCTCCACTTTTTCAAATTTTATATTATTTCCATAGACAATGTATTCCTCATCTCTTTCTTCGGGTGTTAAATCATCATAAAATTTCTTTGCTTTCTCAATGAGTTGCTTAGGAGTTAGAGCATATCCCTTATATGCTCTGGCTTCTTCTTTTGTTAACCTCATTTTAAAATCACCTTACCCCTTTCTAAACAAGTATATCTAATATAATAAGTTTTACCATTTTTAGTAACTATTCCCCAATTACGAATTGGAACCCCTGTATCTATCATCTTCTTCAATTTCTCAATTCGCCTTCTGTCAAAACACCATTCAATCATGTAAGAATTAAAGTTCTCAATAAATTCTTCTTTATCAAAAACAAGAACTCCATTTTTTAAATATGATATGGTCTCTTCTTTTGAGTGACCATCCTCCATAATTATTTTAAAGTCAGTTAATGGTTTTTCCTCTATTATTTCACCTTCTAATGTTTTATAAGACTGCTTATATGTATATTCTGTAAATTTTTGTATTTTATTACAAATCGGACAATACAAATCTTTAATATGCCCCTTTTCTCTCTGTTGTCCAATTTTTCTTGGGATAGGGAACTCAAGACCACATTCTGGGCATATAAAATTTGATATAGTGCTTCGTTTCTTTTTAGACATTTTAATACTTCCTCCTTATGCTGCAAATCCAAATTCTGATAAATTAATTGTTTCTTTTCGAGGTAAATAATCTGATCCACATGAATCACAAATTTCTTTGACTTCCTGATCGCTTAATATCTTGATTACTTTCATTTCTCCGGCAATGATCCATTCTCCAGTCATTACAGGAGACGTTTTATACCGGTAAAATCCATGTTTTGGAATATAATCTAAGTCAGCTTTTATATAATTAAATTTTCCAGATTCAGAAATCCCATTTGCTTCTGCTTCTTCACAGTAATCATGATCAATACAATATTCAACCATAGCCCATACAGTATCCGGCCGCATATAAGTAATCTTGCCATTTACCTTTTGCCCTATATGTGAGACATACGGAGCTACATCATTAATATGGAAGCCAGGACGATATCTCAATGGCCCAAGTTTACTTTTTACTTTTCCATTTTCTAATCTTTCTCCTGGTTCTGCACTAATCCATTCTCCAATTGGAATATTCGTATTTGCATTTACATACAGAGGAAATAATTTCCCCGGATATTTTTTAGACACCCTAAAAAGCTTATAACCAATTGCTGTTTTCATTATACCACTCCTCTTTTACGTTTTCAATATTTTATTAATCATGTATAATTAAATTTTATTTCAGTTTTTCATTGATATATTTTATTTTACTTTTTACATAACATTTATGGCATGTAAGGCAACTCTTTGCTCCACAATTAATATTTACATCGCGCGCGTTGATATAATCTTTATCATATACTGTAAAGATCTTATCAATAAAATCATATCCAGGATCTGCTTGATCATTAATACAAGGGCTACTATATATAATCTGTAAGTTACTTGGCTTTTTTTCGCTGGTCTCTAACGCTTCTTCGATAATCCAAGGATTTTTTGTCCATAAAGCAAAGTGTACATGCTTGTTTCTCTTACAAATATTAAAGTAATTAATAACTTGTGTAACATTAATTAAATCACCAAAACTCTCGAATCTAAAAAAGGAAGCATTGATCATTGGAATCTCTGCTTCCTTTAATATTCTGCTAGTTAAAATCTCTGTATTTCGCTCCAGGCATGCATTTAAATTTTTATACCTTTTCATTTGTCTTTGTGCATAACAATGTGAACACACCAGTTCAGAATTGCTTGATCGATTCTTGCAATATTCATTACACAAGCAGCTAGTTGATAAACTCTGCATTCCTTCCATTTTCCCTGAATGATTTACAGTATAATGAACTCCAGTTACCTTTTCAGCCTCTACTACTGTTAAAAATTTTTCTCTTACTGCTTTCATTTCATCAGCTCCTATGTTATTATATTGTTATCGTATTATATTTTTGCAATAAAAAGAGGCAGCTCTTAGCTACCTCTTTTTAGTCCCTCTATAAATCAAAAATCTTATTTCCGTGTAATTTCTCTGCTACATTTCATCAAATACTGATCAAATTCCATACCAGTAAATTCAAAGAACATTTCTTTTACCGCTTGTTTGTCACTACTTTTATGATAAATATTGAATATGTCTTGAGCCATACCAGATATTTCAAAATCCTGCTCGTCCATTATATCTTTTAAAATAGTGTCAGCATCAACAATTTGACCATCCGGAGTGTTTGTATTCAATTCTTCTACATATTTAAGCAATTGTTCCATAACATACACCTCATTCTTTCTTAATCCGAAACAATCTCGATATCATAATAAAAATCTTCCCACTGCCATCCGTATTCATCACAAATAGCATCCATAAGGTCTACTGGTGATTCAAACTCCACATTGTTTGTTTTCTGATAATTTTTAATTACTTCTGTAACATGTTCTTTACTATCGTCAGATATAATAATCATGTTCCATGATTCAAATTCCTCATTAAATTTCCATTTAATACTTAAAGAATACTTGTTCATACTTTTACCTCCTTAAAAGCAATTCAATCTCATAACACTACCCATAGATTTCTACCATAATATTCTTTTCTTATATGATGAATATCATTGTCAATTTTCGATAACTCAATCTTTTCAAAAGTTACATTTTTACAGCCATCCATAGTTCTGTTTCCAAATCTATTTTTAGTACATTCAATTCCATTTGATGATTCCTCAACCATAACAGAAGTCACTTTTCGTAAATGTTTGATTTTTTGTGTTTCTTCATACGTCATATTATTTACATCCTTTACAATGAAAGCAATTTTTTTATCGTGTCATAAATACTACATTTCCGACTAATTTTTCATTTTCCATTTCTTTTATATAATTTTCAATGACGGTAATCTTAACCAAATCATCTAAATTTGTATAAATCACAATCATTGGAATAGGTAATCCTTCGTTATCTCTTACTTTTTCTTCTAAATTTTCCATCACAAACTTACAGAAACTTATAGGATCGCACTCTGTATCATACGTCATATAAGTATCCAGATAACTTGGACAGAAGTCACCATAAGAATAAATAGTAGATTTGTTATATTTTTGAATTGCATAAGCAATTTCAGATTTCTGTTTTTCTCCTGTTACTCTAATCATCTTTTCACATCCAATCAAAAATTTATAATTTACCGTTCATAAAATTCATCATAATAAATGAAAAATTTTCTTCATATTTCTTTTTGCTCACAATACATAAAGTCATCTAATGAATCAATATGTTGTTTATTCATCTATTCCAAACGCATTGTATAAATCCGACTTTAATTCTTCTATAACTTTTGCTTTTTCATCATATTCCTGCTTGTCAAATAATGTATATTTTTTCAGAAACACAATTTCGTCAATTATTTCTTTGATTTCGTTACGATCATACATAAAATTTCTCCTCACAACAAATCATTGACAGTTATTCCAAATTCACACACCTTGCTTTAATTTTTCCATATTAATCTCCCACACCTTCTAATTTTGCTCCGCAATTAGGACAATACTTTTCAACATCTTTAATTAAAACCTGCTCTTTACAACCTGAACATTCCATAAAACTATAAATATCATCATTAACAAACATCCATCTTCCACCATGATTTTCTATAATCATTCTATACCCTGTGTCTTTTACTTTTGCCATTTGTAACACCATCTTTCTCACAAAATGAAAGTCGAAATTTATTTATTTTCTTCGTACCACAAATCAGAAATTGCATGAGTTAATTCTATTTGCAACATCCATGTCGTATTTGCTCCAAAATCACAGCTGTAAATTTCTCTGATTCCACCCAAATCTGTCTCAGGATCAAAAAATCCAGTTTCTTCTACTTTAAGAAATTCACCATACAATTTTACTAATTCTTCTTTTGATTTTGTTTTAAAAATATTAACGTGTCCCATATATCATACCTCCATTTTAATAAATTCAGTCTTTCAATTCCATTATATATACTCCAAAACATCCAGTTTTCCACATCTAATCATCCTCCTCGTTATAATCCCATCCGAATATTTCCGCAACTTCTTCTCTTATATCTTCATCAGCCCTCATAGCACTGCAGCAATTACAAACTCGAATTGTTTTCTGTACTCTTTTCCCTAATATCTTGCCATAATAAGTATATTTTGAATTAGGTGACTTAATTTCACTTGCTCCGCATAACCAACAATGTGTCATATTATCACTCCATTTTTGATACTGAATTACAAATTTTCTGATTAAGTTTCTGATATATTTTCACTGATTCATTTAACGCTTTAATTACAGATGTTTCACATGTTAATTTTTCTGCTCTGTAAGCATTGTCAATTAAACAAATTAAACCATTCGATAAAATACTTATTTCTTCTGGTGTAAATTCCAATTTGATTTTTCTATTATTTTTCATATTATTTTCCTCTTTAAGTAAGCTGTGTCTTAATTTTTTTTAAATCACTAACCGCATAATCACATATTATTTGCGGACTTATACTACCACAATCGTTATTTGCTATTTTTGTTAGATCTTCAATAATTCCATCTAAATTATTTCTTAATTTTTCCATTTCATTAAAAGTAAGAATCGTACAATTTTTCAACATAAAAAATCCCTTTCTCAATCTGAAATCATCATTTCATTAAAATCCTAAAATCATCAATATAATTGCTACTACTAACATTACAAATGACATCAAAGCCAAAAATACTCTCTCACCATCTCTTTCATCATTATAATTTGTAAGTATATACCAACAAGTCAAACTGATTATTGCACTTGAAATACTCCTCATAATTTCCTCCAATTCTTCTTTTATATTATAATTTGTTAATTTCTTCTGCAATTTTATTCAATACATTACCGCCTTCTATTTTCTCAATGCTATCTCCATTTTCCCAGATTGTTAAAATTGGGTAATCATTATATTGTGGATCAAAATAACTTTTATCACACATTTTCTTTCTTATCATGTTAATATCCTCTGATATACAAGCGGTACGCTCTGTGTTATATTCTTCTAATACATATATTTTCATTTAATTTCCTCCTCTCAATCACACAGATGATTAATTCTCTCGTTATAACATTCATCTTTGATATGTAATGCATAATATAAACAGGTCTGAATATTTCCTATTTCTTCCATTGTCAAATCATATTTTTTCGCATATTGTTTTTCTTTAGTAAAAATTCCACCACATAAAAATTCTTCATCATTTAATATTGCTTTAATAACAGGCATTAATGTATTCGTCTTCATAATATTTTTCCTCACTTTCTGTCAGTAAATCATCGTTTCATTTACTTTAATATAATTAACTCTGCTTCTTCGACATATTTCTTTGCAGCATTATATCCATTTCTATTAAGTTCACCTTCAATACTAAACCAAAGTGAATCTAAAAAATTTGGAATAGATGCAAAATCTTTGTTTGGATATTTTTCTCTATATCGTTTATACGCCGTTTTATATAATTCATCTACTAAATCACGCTTCATTATATTTCCTCCATTTTCAACCTGAAACTTTTGTTTCAAATACAATTCTTTAGCATTTCTATCGCTTCATTTAACGCTGCCTGTTTTTCATTCAATTCTTTTTGTAACCTCTTTATCGTCTCATCTCTGTCCTTCACCATAAGCTTTAACTGTTCTTTTGTAGCATTATGTATATTCAAATGCTCTCCATTTTCATACTGTTTATTTGTCATAATTTTCTACTCCCATATTCTCCGTCAATAAATCAACTTTGTTCCACATTCCGGACAATGTTTAGGCCGTAACTCTTCTTTCTCATCATTTCTAGCTAATGAATAACCACATTCCGGACATAAAATTTCATCATCAGCATCATCTCCCTGGCGTTTTACCTTAATTCCGTCTTTATATTGACACCGCATTTCTGCAAGAATAAGAGCCACTGTCTGAAATAAAATTGCCGACTCATGAATTTTCTTTTCTAATTTCAATAAATTTTTATATGATTCATAACAATCTTTGATTAAATTATTTTCGTTTCTTGCAAATCGTGGAACAAATGTTCCAAAATCATTTTTACTGGCAAAATGTTTTGAAGAAATTGCATCACGATCAATATTTTTATAGATTCCAACATAATCATGAATAAAATCATTATTAGTAGAATCTAACCAAGCCTTTAAATCAATATCAAATACCTGCACTGCATAATTAATATCCATAGAATGACTGAGCCGGGAACTATACATAATTCCCAGCTCCGCTGCTCTATCAATTATTTGATTAATCAAAACTACTCTTGTTTTTGCTTCTTTTGTATCTTTTACGTTTTCCATTCCACTTACCTGCCTTTCGCTTATAATATCTGCTATTACAGCAGATCCACATTTTTATTCCGAATACACCAGCAGATACTTGAGCATACTTAAAACTTCTGGATATAAATGAATGCTCATAATCATAAAACGGTGCTTTTCGAATTTCATCTACGTATCGCTGTTTCATATATTCTATTGCATCACTAATATTTAAACACTCAATCACCTCTGCCCTTTTATTGCTATGTATAATAATTACGCTTATCTTCTTCATGTTATCCTAGCCTCCCAGTATATGCGAACGTTCGTTCTGTTTTTTGATATTATTGTTATACCATACTGAGAGGCTGAGGTCAATATTTAATCGAACATATTTTCGATTTATACAGATTTTTTAGGATACAGCTCTTTCATCCTCTTATTGAAATCAAAATTATTTGCTTCAATAACGCGTTTCATATAAGCGAATAATTTATAGTACAAACCTCTATACTGCTCTACTGCACTTTCTACATCTGCAAGAGAATCATTCAAAGACATCATATTGCCTTTAACACCAGGAACTCTGCATCCATGAAACTTAATTAAATTCATAAGTGTATAATAAGAACCTTCTCCCTTGAATGCATCTTTCCATTCTCTACATTTAGGAGTTTCATTAGGCAGTCTATACATATTGGCACAGAACTTTCTTAATACTCTATATAAATCTTTATATGAAAATGTCATTGAGTGATTTCTGATGTTAATAACTACTCGTTTTACATCTGCAAAGTTG